GCTTCATATCCTTCTGGCAAGTATTGTTGAGCAAAAGTAGTTGAATCACCATTTGCTGCGGTACCGCCGTTAAATTGTAGATAGTTGCTATTTAATAGCTCCTGCCTAGAGGAAGGGATTAAGCTTCCAAATTGTGGACTTATAGCCATAATTTTTTAGTTTTTTTTAGTTAAATTTTTTTGTTTTTATTCGTAAGCTTTTGGAATCAGCACCGCTTATTGCTTTAACCTTAAGTCCGTTTATAAACACATCTCCTTGAGTAGACCTAGCTTTGGTGCTACTTAAGTTTTTTGAACTGTTTACAACTTCTTTTACGGCATCTGCTTTTCCTTGCTCATAGAAATGAGCCGCGATCTTATCCACGTTGTCAGCAGCATACATAGCTTTGTGATAGCCTTTCGTATCTGTAACATTACCTTCAGCGTCTAGGAACTTCCCAACAAGGTTTTTAATGTTTGATTGGCTTTCTGCAACTTTATCACGATTTTGAATATTGTACTTATAGCTTTTTTCGCCGACTTTAATATCGAAACCTTCGAAATTGTCATTGAAAAGCTCTTTGGTACTTTCCTTAAATTGCGCATGTTGTTGCTCAGCTGTTTCTTGCTGCTTATTATATCGGTTAAAAAAGTCCATAGCTTTTTGTTGGTCTTGAGTAGTGCCCGGTCTCAACTTGATCTCGTCATAATACTTACTCTTCGTCTCTTCCAAATAGTTTTTGGCTTTTGCAACTTCTTCTTTAAACGCAATTCTTTTCTTGCGCGCATCTCTATCTTCGTCGATATCTTCATCAATGATAAAGTCTTCTAATAACATATCAATGTCTTCGCCTTCTAAATAAGGCTTTTCTTTTTTATAGTATTCTTTTAATAATGTAACATCATCCACTTGGGAATAGTCAGCATTAAGTCTTGTATAATCTTCTATTGTCCCACCGGTTTCTTCCATAAATGAAACTAGCTTCTCAATGTTTTCAGGTAACGCTTTACCAAGAATTCTTTCGTCTTGTATTGCTTTTTCTACCTGAGCTTCTACTTTTTCAGTTTCTGTTACTTCTTTGATTGGAGAAAACCCTTCAGCATCCTTGTTGGACTCTTGTACAGGTTCTCCCACCTTTGTGCTATCTCCGGATGGTTCTTCCACAGATACTTCCTTTGTTTCTCCGATTTGAATGGCATCTTCATTTGGTATTACCACTTTTGTAACTTCTGGCGGTAACTCAATCAAAGGTTCTTTGATATTTACTCTTACCGGCTCGTCACTAGGTGTTGTTAATTTTTTAGGAGTTTTCTTTTTAATTTTAAACTCACCTTCCTGCTTAACAGGTTCATTTGTTTTTGTTTCTTCTGACATAATAAAATATAATTAAATAATTGGTTGCTTTCTACATGAAAGCCTGTTCACCCTGATCGGGTTGTTGTTCAAAGTTTATTGGTAAGCCGTCGTTTTTTCTTTGGCTTATAAGTTCGCTTTGCTGTGTAGCTTCCATTTTACTACGACTATCTTTGCGATCTTCAATTGCATCTTCTTTTTGTTGAGTGTTTTGAACATCTAATTGTTTAAGCTGCATATCGTATTGAAATTTAGCTTGCATTTCTTGAGCTTTTAATTGAGATGCTATTTCCATACGCTGAATTTCCATTTGATTTTTAGACTGTTCAAACTGAACATTTGCACCCATTATAGCTTCTTGTTTTTGTACTTCAGCCATAGCTGTTTTTTCTGCTGTATCAGCTTGTGATTGTCCTTGGGCCGCAATATTAGCTTGTTGATTTGCTTGATCTTGCTTGCCTTTTGCTTTACGTTTTATCTTAAGCATTTGATTTGCTAGCTTAAGATTTTTAATGTTTCTTAAGTCTATAGCATCTTCAAGATCAATACCCCCTTGTTGCAATGCAACTTGTATATTGTTTTCTAATTGTGCCTGCTCTTCGTCGTCTGGTTCTAACTCTAAGAATATACCAAAATCATGAAGATTTAAATTTACTATCTCGTCTAAAGTTTTAATGTTAAATGTAGATATAGAATTTTGTAGAGCACTTCTAGTTAGTGGAAATTCTAATGCATCAGCTATTTTAAGCGCAATGTTTTCGGCTAGTTTAAGGGTTATATAAAGGCTAGACTGATTAATATGCCTGGTTGCCACATTAGATGCGTTAGCGGCCATCTTTTGAAGCCCTACAAGTGAATTTTTATCCATAGCAGTACCGTCTCTAGCTTCATTAAGCCCGGTTACATCGCGTATCATTTGTAAGTAGTATTGATACGTTTGTATAAGGGCCGCAATCTTAGCTTGGCCACTTGAACTATTAAGCTCTTGAATAGGTACTTTACCTGGATTCATATCACCGTCTTGAGTAAGTGATCTACCAACTATAGAACCTGTTTGGAAATACATATTTAATGCCTCCGCTGGATTGTAGTTAGTTCCGTTACCTAAATCAACTTCTGCAAGTCCATCCATATCTAAGTAAACACCATCTGGTACCATACGAGATAGAACTTGTTGCAGTTTTAAATGTGTTAACTGAATCATATCAGCAAAGCCAATACATTTACTTACAATAGATTCAATACGCCCTTTGTACATTCTAGGGGCACATAAAGCGTAATTCATTTCTACTTTAGTTGTATCAGCAGTAGGCCTAGACATGTTTTCTGCTAGTTCCCACTTAACCATTTCATTTGAGCCCAGCACTTTAGCTCCTGTATATAATACCTCAATAGATCTTGATACTCTTTCAAAGTTATCATTTTCTGGTGGATTAAATGAATCAGGCTTTTCTAAAGCTTTCATTAATCCCTGCGGTGTTTCTTTTATTTTAAATACCTGGTTGTGGTATGTTTTGTAATCAAAATATAATACTTGAACTGTATTTTCATCGTAGTTACCCCATCCAGTTATGTACTGGCTATTGCCTGGCATTTTTTGAATTCTTTCAAGCTCTTTTTCTCCAATGTTTGGAAACTCTTTTTTAAGCTCTGGTATTGTTATAGACTTAACTTCACCTACATAATATACATCATCAAAGTTTGGGTCTTCAGTATAGGAATAAACCACGTAAGCCGGATCAACATAATCAACTGTAATTCCTTCAGCGGTATTAAAGCCAGTCTTAGCCACCGCCATGCCTAATACAGTTAAATCCATATTTAATCTTCTTCTAGTAAGATCAAATTTATTTTGCGCAAGTACAGACGCTATAGCTTCTTCTTCTGCTATTTCTACTGACTGCTTATAACTTAATTGCATATGCAATTCTAATTCATCTTTAGACTCTGGTATTGTATCGATATTAGGCGTTTGATATAAATCAATTCCTAACGTTTGCTTAAGGCTATCTAAGTATTCTTTTGCAACCATATCTTCGTAAAGCATAGAAGCGTAATCAGTTCTTTTCTTTATAGAAGATGGATCTTGCGCATAAGCTTTAATGTCATAAGATTTTCCTGATATACCATTAACTACAATATCTACAAATTTAGATAAAATTGGTACAGGCTTCCAGTCTAAGTTTAAATAAGACAAATCACCGTTAATAGATAATTCATCTTTGTACTTTTGTATGGACTGCTCGCCTCGAGCATATAATCTTAATTGGTGAAATTGATTCCAACTAGTTAAGTATCTATTACCATTAGTACGCCCTTGACCAAACCATTCGTATTCGATAGCCTGCCCAACTTGCGTCCCATATTCCCAGCTTGCTTTTTCTGCATCGCTCACTACTTGACTAGGGAAAGCGCTATTGGTGTTAGTATATATACCCATTTAACTTATTATTTTTGATGTTGAACCTTTATTATCATACTTTTTAATGCCTAGATCTACCGCCTGTGGTTTTTGCCTAGGTGGATTAGGTGCGTATCTGTGTTTGTTACAAGCCATTAAAGCAAGCCCTGAACTTATAGAGGCATCGTGCTTTGTTCGATTATTAATATCAAACCTAGCCCAATCTTCTAATGTTCTTTGAAAATACACATCGCCATAACCTGTTTCTTTTAAACCTACAAAATCATTTATATAGGTTTCTATAGCAGCGGCGTGTGCTTGTTTAATGTCTTCACTTGAGTTAGGTATTCCACCTAGCTCTCTTTCCGTTACAGAAAGTTTGTTATATTTTTTATCAGGCCGGTTAATCGAATAACCCCTGTATCCTCTTCTTTTAAAATAGTACAATAACCTAGGCTTATTATTCTCAGCTAATATTGGCATACCGT